CGCCTGGAAGGGTGCTTCTATTATGAACGAAGCCCTGAAGGCTTTCCGCGTTTCCAAGGGATCCGCCGACAGGGACCTTTCTGTTGACCGTAAGACTTTGACGCTTCGCGCTCGAAACCTTTACCAGAATTCCGCTTTTGCCGGCGCTCTTGTAAATACCATCGACACGAATGTGGTTGGAACTGGCCTCAAGCTTCGCCCGATGATTCCTTGGAAACTTCTTGGAATTGCACGCGAAGAAGCCGACGCTTGGGAAAAGAAAACCCAGGAGCTGTTTGAAATTTGGGCGTCCTCTAAGTTCTGCGACGCAGAGCGAAAGGCTGACTTTCACGAATTGCAGTCGCTTTCGATGAAAACTCAGTTGATCACTGGCGACCTGTTCGGCTTGACTCAGTACAAGAAAAACAATGGCCCCTTTGGTCTTTGCCTGAAGTTGCTGGAAGCGGACCGCTGCCAGAATCCTTTTAGACTTCTTGACAGTCAAAAGTTGGCCCAGGGCGTTGAAGTGGATGAAAATGGTGCTGCCGTTGCTTACCACTTTACCAAGGTCCCGCCGTTTAATTTGGATAATTATAGCGATAGTCTGGAGACTGTTCGCATTCCGGCTTTTGATTCCTTTGGTTACGCCAATGTGATTCATTGCTTCAGTGCAGACCGTACTGACCAGCGTCGCGGCGTTTCTGCGCTGGCTCCAATAATTAGTCAAATTAAGCAGCAGGAACGCTACCAGGATGCTGAATTGCTGGCCGCTGTAGTTAGCGCCATGTTTACCGTATTCCTGGAATCAAACAATCCTGACGAAGCCGCTGAAATGGATGGCAACGTTCCGGATGAAGAAAAGGTCGGTAACGATTCCGGACCGAAGTCTCCAATTGAATTGGCTCCTGGTGCCATCGTGGAGCTTCCCCAGGGTTACAAGATTAATCCGGCGAATCCGACACGCCCCAACGTGAACTACAAGCCGTTCGTGGATTCCATTTTCTGCGAAGCTGCTGCCCGTGTTGGCGTTAGCTTTGAAGTTGTCCTTAAACAGTTCAATTCCAGCTACAATGCCGTCCGCGCGGCTCTCCTGGAATCCAAGAAAACGTTCAGCAGAATTAAGCATAACTTCGTTTCTGATTTTTGCCAGCCGATGTACGAAAAGTGGCTTTACCAGGCAATTCTTACCGGCGTGATTGACGCTCCGGGCTTTTTGGAAGATCCGCTGAAGCGTGCGATGTGGAGCCGTTGTTGCTGGATTGGTGATTCCGCTTTCTTGCTGGATCCGTTGAAGGAGACCCAGGCAATCAAGATGCAGTTGGATGAACAACTCATGAGCCGAGATGCCGCAGTTGCCGCCGTTACTGGTGGCGAATACGGTCGTGTTGCTCACGAACTTGCGGAAGAAAAGAACCTCCGCGAATCTCTGAAACTGCCTGAACCTGGAGCAGTAAACAAGAGCGAAAGCGTAAGCACCTCCGTTGTTGAAAATGAAGATGGTAAAGAAAAGGAATCTGAAAAATGATGAATTTTTTGAGCAAGTTTATTGGAACTAAGTGGGCCATGCGCTCGGAAGATGCCTCTATCTTGGCATCCAACAGGCTTCGTTTTACCGAAAATGAAAACGGCTATTATACCGCTCGTAAGGAGTCTGGCGAACTTGATATGGTAAACTGCATTGAATATCGCGAAGACGGTATTGCAGTAATCAAGGTTGACGGTACTCTGTGCTATCGTGGCGACGAAGATGCTTATTGGAGTGGTATGGATTCCTACAACTCCATCGATGCTGCTTTTGAAGAATGCCTTGCCGATGAATCTGTTAAGGGTATCGTCTTCGATATCAATAGCCCAGGTGGCGAAGTGAACGGTTGTGCCGATCTTGGAAACAAAATTTTCGAAGCTCGTGGAAAGAAACGTTGCGGAATTGTTGCTCGTACCGGTGGTATGATGTGCTCCGCTGCTTATTGGATTGGTTCCAGTTGTGAAAAAGTTTATTGCGCCGATAATGGCACTCTTGGTTCTATTGGTGTGTTGTGTAGCTTCTCGAAATGGAGCGAAGACTTAATCAAGACTCAGGTAGTTGTTTCTGACCTGTCTCCCGATAAGGCTGCAACTCCCGATACTCCGGAAGGCTTGAAGCTTGTCAAGAAAGAACTGAATGATCTTGCAAGTGTCTTTATCAATACCGTTGCCCGCAATCGCGGGACAACATTTGAAGATGTTTTGAATAATTACGGTAAGGGCGGCGTCTTCGTTGGCGAAGAAGCTGTCAATGCCGGTCTCGCAGATGGTGTTATTTCCCTTGACGCCCTGTGTGAAGAAATGACTAAGGGGAGCAACTACAATGGAGGTGCCGTCATGGCTACTACCGTTAAGAAGACTGAAGCAGGTTCTGCCGAAGTTGATCTGGAAGCTGTCAAGGCTCAGGCTATTGCCGATTACAAGGCCCGTGTTGCTTCCGTCGAAGCAGCTTTTGCAGGTGTTGAAATCTCTGCAGAAGACAAGAAGAATTTTATGGAAGACGAAACCAAGACCGTCGCTGACGCAAATGCTTTCGCTCTTTCCAAGGCTAAGGAACAGATTGTTGCCCAGGCTGAAGAACTGAAGAAGGTCTCCGCCGAACGTGACGGATACAAGGCAAAGGCTGAAGCCGCTCCCGCTGCCGACGCAAAACTTTCCGAAGCCCAGAAGCTTGCAATCCAGAAGGGCCTCGAAGCCGAAGCCGCTGCCGCAAATTCCGTGCAGGGTGGTGTTCAGGCTTCTGAAGATTCTGAACGCAAGGCTATTGCCGCCGCATTTTCCCGCGGCTCTAACCACTAAAAAAGGAGTAAAGTAGTATGTACGCATCTCAGACTACTGAATACGAAAAGTTGGTCGCGGGAGAATATCCTGTTGTCCAGACCGTTGTCACCATTGCCGGCGCTGCTGAACTTGTCGCTGGCACCGTCCTCGTCGAAGGCAATACCGCTGGCACTTACGCCAAGCTCGCTGGCTCCACTGCCGGTGCTGTTGGTAAGCTCGCAATCTTGCTCGAAGACGTGAATGTTGCCGCTGATGCAAGTGTGACCGCTCGCGCTGCACTGACTGGCGAATTCAACCAGGCTGCACTCGTCTTTGGCGCTGGTGCAAACCTCGCTATTAACAAGACCAACATGATTGCCCAGGGCATCTTTGCCAAGGCCGTCGTTTAAGGAGAGTAACAATGGCTACTATCGACATTACTGACGCAAAGGAACTGACCCTTGCCGTCAACAACAACCTGGCTCCGAAGCGCTTCCTTGCTTCCTTCTTCCAGAAGTTGACCCACAACACCAAGGATGTCATGATTGACTTCGTGGAAGGTTCCCAGGAACTCGCTCCGTTCATCCGCGATGGCGAAGCTGCAACTGTTTCTGCTCGTAAGGGTTACAACACCCGTACCATCCACTGCTACGACATTTGCCTGAAGCGCAGGACTAACGCTTTTGACGCTCTTAAGCGTCTCCCTGGCGAAGCTCCCATTGTGGACTCTGCAATGAGCCCCACTGAACGCGCTGCAGAACTTGCTGGCCGTGACCTTTTCGAAATGCAGGGTCGTGCAAATCGCACTATCGAAAAGATGATTTCCGATGGTATCTTCAACGGTTCCATCAGCATTACCGATGCTGCTGGTAACACCATCGACTCCATCAACTTCGGTAAGAAGCAGTCTCATTCCTTGAGCAAGACCTGGAGCACTTCCGGTTACAAGAAGATTGTGTCCGATATCGAAGACGCTGCAATTCTCGTTGCTCAGGACTCCGGTCTTACTGCAACCGACGTCATTCTTGGTTCCACCGCTGCAAAGACTGCTCTTGAAAATGACTTCTTCCTGAAGCAGCTCGATACCAAGGATCTGACCATCGGTAGCCTGAAGTCCACTATGGAACTCCAGAACCGTGGCGCTCGCCTGATCGGTACCCTGTCTGGCATGCGCGTTTGGCGCTACGACGAAATCTACAAGTCCGGCAACAATGCAATCGGTATTGTACCGGCAAGTGGTGTTGTGGTGCTCTCCGCTGACCTGCAGGCAACTCTGCACTATGGTGTTGCTGGCGACATCAAGAACGGTTTCACCGAAGGTGAATTCGCTGCAGATGCCTATTACGAAAACGATCCTGCTGCACAGTGGCTCCGTCTCCGTACTGCACCGCTTCCCGTCATCGAACAGATCGACGGCCTTGCAACCATTACTGTGTCCTAAGGTAAGCTGAATGTCTTTCAAGGATAACCTCATGAATGACCTTGCCGATTCGTTCTTTAACGAGAACGAATTTGGCGAAGTCGTCACTTTGACTCGCGGCTCATCTAGCTACGAAATCAAGGGGCTGTACGATACGCCTGAGGTTGCCTCTGAAAGTGTTGGTGATGTTAATGCGATTGCCCATGTTCACCGTCTGTTTGTTCGAACATCCGATCTTCCAGAAAGTAAGCCGCGCAAGAATGACGTGTTTACATTGGGCTCTACGCCGTTTCACTCTGCTGTGAAACTTACTGCTATTGATTTTGTGAGTGAAAAAGACGGGGTCGTTGTCTATCGACTCAAGGAAACGAAATGAGCGAAAGAACTTTAACATGTGTAAAGGACTTTAGACATGCCGTCGTTCAGACTCTTATTGGTTCTGATATCGAAGGCATTGGCTCAAACGTTTCCGCTTCCCGCCAGATGAAGGTTTGGCCCGAAGAAGAGTCCTATGTGATGGTCAATATTCCAAACGTGAGTTTTGACGATAAGGGAACGAACCCCCGTTTTTATTATGCCAAGGCGGATTTGAATATCGACGTATATGCCAGGGCCTTCCTGGATGGCGAAGATAATCTTGAAGATGTTGAATCCGACTCTGACTTGAATGATTTTCTTGATAAAACCGCGAACGCCATTGTTGCTGCGATTGATCCATGCAAGTGGTGGAAAGGACCTTACCAGGGCCTTGTCACGAAATGCGTGCTGCGTTCTTATGCGAATAACCTCTCTGATAGGACTGAAACGGAACGTGGTTCCGCCAGGATTACCTTTGAAGTCTCGTTTACCATTCATGTGGATAATAACGCTCCTACCGTTGATTTCTTGCGTGCGAAAAACGAAGTCAAGGTGGATGGAAACGGTGAATCTATGTCTTTTACCACTAACTTGAGGCCCACGAATACATGAGAAAGTTCGTAAAGCCCACCGGCTCCAGGGTTTTCATTCCGGAACATAATCGAAAGATTGTTCCCGAAGGCGAATCCGTGGAAGTAACCGGTTACATTGAACGCCTTATTGCTACCGGGGCCTTGAAAGTGGTAGCTGCCGACAAAAAGAAGGCAAAAGAAATTGAACCGAAAGAAGAACTGGAGTCCGAAAAATGAGTATTTCTTTTTCTGAAATTCCTGCCGACAATTTGGTTCCCATTTTTGCTAC